GTCCAGCACCTTTAATTTTTATAATACTTTTACCTCCACCAATATAATCTGGAAACTCTGTAATGTCAAAGTAGTTTGGTGATGTTGGTGTTGTATCCTCTATGTAAAACTCTTTGTTTGCGTATCCTTTTTTTAAACGCGCTTTGTAGGTTGTTAACATTAAACCTTTTAATTATAAATAGCTTATTGAACTAAAACCATCCTTTATATCAATACTTAGAATATTATCAACCATATCTCGAACTACGTCAATATGTGAAATTACGAGACTAAATGTAAATAGTTCTTTAAGTTGATTAAAGAATGCGTGCATAGAATTTAGATTAGTTGAATCTAATACTCCAAGACCTTCATCAATTGCAATAAAGTTTGGTTTTGGTAGATTTGTAATCTTGATTAATGCAACTCTTATAGCTAGCGAAGACATAAATTTTTCCATACCAGAAGCTAATTCTAATGGCCATTTATTACCATCGTATATGATAAAAGCGTTAATATTCTTACCGTCGGTTTCTAAATTAATAGTAAAGTCAACAACTTGACTAAGTATGTTGTTTACATAATTTTGAATAAATGGAATTGCTCTTGAGATTAAATTAAACGGTATACCATCTCTGGATACTAGTTTTATATAGTATTCATAGGCTGCTACCTTTTCAACTAATTCCTGCATGTGAATTAGGCTATTATTGCACTCGTTTATTATCTGTTCAGATACTTTTATTTTTCCATGTAAATCACGAAGTTTGTGTTCGGATTCAGAGGCTTCTTGCTTTGTCTCTTGTAATGTCTTTTTGAGAGCTTCTATCTGCGATTGTATCTTTTTATTTAATTCTATTGTTTGTTTATTTTGTTCGTATAAACTAATTTTAGAGTCAATCTCCTTGATATCAAAAGTAATTCTCTGTTCCTGGTTTAATAACTGGTTTAATCTATTTTGAGTTGAGTTGTATTCTGATTCCAGTAGTGAGTGATTTTGTTTTAAAGTTTTAAATTCTAGAAATGTGTCCTCATACTGCTTTGTAGCTACTAGAAAATCAGTTAAGTCTGTTCTATTTTTTAATAACTCTGTTACTAAGACTTTATCCTTTTCAAGATCTTGCTTGGTTTGTTGAGCATCCTTTATAAACACATTATTTATGCAGTAAGAGCAATTAGGATCATATTCATGTTCCTCTAGTCTAGCTAGTTTTTCTAGTTTGCTAGAAACTACTATTTTTAATCTTTCTAGTTTAGTTTCTACACTTTGCAATTCACGCTTATTATTTTCGTATAAAGTTGCATTTTGGGTAATTAGATTCTCGTCAAAGCTCTTTATCCTAGCCAAACTCTCATCTCTTGCTCTTTCTCTCACTGGTAAATCTTTGTTATATCTTTCCACTTCTGGTATCAGGTCGTCTAGCTGCTTTTGTAATTTAGCTCTACTTTCGTTTAATTGATCAATGTTGAGATTATCCGCGGATGTTGCTTGTATTTTTTCAGTCCATCCGATAATCTCTTCGTTAAGATCTTCCATCTGAACTTTTGTTGTTGACTCATAATATTCCTTAGCGTTTTCGTATTGCTTTTCCAGCTTTTCTTTCATCGATTCTGCGTCAGCTAATCGTGTTTCAAAGTCCTGTTTTTGATATTCTTCCAGCAATACTACCGATGACCTTATTTCTTTATTTGCTAATTCTGTTAATTGATCAAATATTTTAAGATCAAGAAAATTAGCTAGTAAATCTTTACGCTCTCCTTGTGTTTTTTCTATGAAGTTTGAGTTATTATTTTGAAGTGATAACGCTGTTAAAATAAAATCATCAAAGGTACCTACGTAAGATTGTATCGCTTTATCTGTATCGCGTCTTTGTTCCCCATTTAGTGATTTTATATCACCATCCTCATCAATATACCAAAAATCAATATCAACTCGGAGCTTACCTTTTAGTGGTCCTTTTGCGTATCTTGTTGCTTTCTTTTCAATAAAATAATCATGTCCATTTAACATGAAATTAAACTTACATCTAAATGAATCTTTTTTATTATTTAATACTTGTTCAGCTTTTGAAGCTCTAAATGAGTGATCAAATAAACAAAAGCATAGCGCATCCAGTACTGCTGATTTGCCAGCATGATTAGGTGCAAATAATCCACAAGTTCCATTCATTCGCTCAAAGTCAATAACATTATTTTCTCCATAAGAAAACATATTATCAAACTCAAATCTTTTTGGCTTCCAAACTACATTTCTAACTCTATCAATGTTATTTAATGCTGCGTTTAGTGCTGTGTTTATAGCTATTACCTGGTGGATAAGTTCATCATCTAATTGCTGTAATATTAACTGCTCTGCGATTAGAGTGTTTTGATATTGTATATTGTGGATGTCACCTTCTAAAAATGTATCCGTCTGTGTTGTGTCTGTTGCTGATGAAGTGCCTACTATGCCAGCTGTTATATCGGTGCATTTGTATTTTTTTCTTACATCTGCAGTAACACGTTTTAATTGCGCAGGTGATATGTTCTTTGTACGTATTCGTATAGTTGTTTTAGGACCTATAGGTAAATCATCAGGTACAATATCATCTTGTAAATCTAGAGTAAAGTATCCATAATCGTTTTGTATATCATGGAAAGTTGTTTCTAGAGTATTTACGTTAGTTATAGAATAACCATGCCCATCATAGCTTTCACCGAAATTTTGTTGAACGAGGCTTCCAGGGTAAAACGTATATGGATTTTGTTTTAGTATTTGTCTTTTGTGAATATCACCCAATAATACTAAATCGTAGCCATCAAAGATTTTAGCATCTAATCCCTGCTTTAGAATCATTCCTGTATCTGTTTCACTGTTTTGAATAGTTCCATGATACATTGCAATCTTTTTATCAACTCGCAAATCAACATCTAATGCTTTTGTATATCTGCTTGGATTATCCAATAATGACATTACTGTAATCGAGACGTTGCCCAATTGATATACACCACTATCTCGTAAATAGTATAAATTTTCTTTATTTAGAAGTTCAATGATAGGTGTTAATGCATCTAATCTGTGATTATTATTTAGATTTGTATCGTGATTACCACAAATCACAATAGTTGGTGCAATATCTGTTAGTGTTGTGAAAAACAAATCTACCATAGCTATAAGCTCTGGACTCATGTCTGTTTTTGCATGCACAATGTCTCCACCTACCGTAATTATGGAATTCTTTGGTAGTTTTTTTAATTCCTTTTTAAGTTTTGTGAAGATGTGTTTATATTCTGCGTGTCTTTTCCAATTGCGAATGTGGATGTCTGCGATGTGGTATATATAGTCTATTTTTTGAAGATTGCAGTCTATCTTATTTATCATATTGTCATTTTTAACATTATCATCTCCAGCAAATCTACTGTAGTTGAATTATTTATTGATTCTATCGTTTTAGTGTATCCTATCTCATTAGGATCTTTACCTGGTAACTTAACTACATTAACCTCTATTCCATTATTTATGAAGTATTCCACTTCATTAATTGCATCTTTTAAGGCATCTGCATCTAGCGCTAGATTTATTCTTGGTACACGCCTTTCTATTAACTTTCCACGCAACTTAGGTAGTATGCGTTTTCCAAATAAAGGTATTGTATTACGTTTTGCTGTTATAGCATCAAAAGCTCCTTCAACTAAAGTCACTGGTTGATCCCAATCTATTAAATTTTCAAATCCTACAATGTCTCGAGACATTTCGGGATTTTTATGTTTAAAATTTATATCATAAAAAGTGCGACCTACAAAGTAATTTAGCTGATTATTATCATCATAGCTTGGAACTATGATCATTCCATGATAATCACCCTCTTCACAATAACCTATACCATATCGTAATATTTCTATTGGTGTTAGTTTGCGGTGATTAAAAACGTAATGTAGAGCATTTTTATAGTGAGGTGTATTCCAGTTTATGTGTAGTGGTCGAAACTCTGTTGGTAGTGATAGTGTTAATGTTTGTGTATTATTACCTTTAGTGGTAGTGTTGTCTCCAACTAATTCTTTTGCTTTCGTAATAAGAAATGGTCCAGCATTTACTTTTCTAAGTAGCTGTACTATACTTCTTCCCTTGAATCCACATACCCAACAATGATAACTTTGTGTTAGATAATTTACTTGCAGTTTCTTTTTATAGTGATTGCACTTAGGACAGTGAAAACTTAGTTCACCTTTCTTGTGTGTTGTGCATGATCCGAGCGCCGATTCCAGTATAGATACTACTTGTTGCATAGTTAACTATAGTAACTTTTATCTTATTTTGCAACTTCCAATAGCCACTCAGTTGGAACTGTCTTGTCTGCGTACTTAAATCCATGCTTTATACACCAATCAGCGTATGTTGTTTTTGACCCTTTTCGAATTTTATTTTTTGAGTTTTGAAAAACAAATCTGATATCAAGATTAGGTAATTGATCTTTTATTAGTATGTGTTTTTTACGATCCTCGATAACAAATCTACCTTTAGTTTCTACAAAAATACCATTAGGTAATTTAAAATCTGGTGTGTAGCTATGAGTTGTTGCTGGTTTAATGTACTCAATTTTATGTTGCTCGTACTCACCACTTACACCTCGAGCTTGTAATTCAGCTTGGATCACTTCCTCCAAACCACTTCGATATCCTCTTGCTTTTGCAGAAGATCTTTTATTGAAACCTCTTTTTGCCATATTTATCTATCAAACCTAACTATAAATGTTGTATCTGTATTATTTGGGGCTTTGATTGGTTGACCTAGTTTTCCTATAACTAATAAATTACCTCTATCATCATACAAACCTATAGTTGTTATATATGGCTTAAAGTCAGAGCTACTTACAAATGGTCTAAATATAAATTCATCTGATATAGGCTCATATTCTTGTAGTGTTGGATTTGATGAGTGATTAAATTCTCCTCCACCTATAGTACAAGATACTTCTGTTTCATATATTGTTTGTGTACCTCTGCAGGTGGCAGTTAATACATCTGATTCATCTACTAATTGGTCTGTAATTATCACTAATCCATGCTTGTAAAATACATTTCCAACATATCTATTTCCTACTCCGCGGGTGTTTGTTAGATATAATAAATCATTTGAAGTTAGAGCCTTGTTATAAAATTTTAAGTTATCCAAATACCCGTTATAGGCACTACTTGTTGCATAGTTTGCACCCACAAAGATGCTAGATTCGTTACTACACTGCTTAGATTGGTATGTTCCGGTTGTTGTTGTATCTGTACCAGTAGCTCTTAAAAATCCATTAATGTAGATTTGCATAGTAGTTCCACTTTTAACAGCTGCTATATTATATACGGTATTTGCTGATAGTTGATCTCCTGGCCCTGTACTTATTTCAGTTGTTTGAAATCCTGAACTTCTGCTGAAGTAGAGTTTTCCTTGATTTGATCCAGATACGCATAATTTTATTTTATATGGATAATTAGTTCCAACCGGTGTTGAGCCAACATTACCATTTATGTCTATAAAAATATCCTCAACTGAACCTTCCTTAGCGACTAAATTTGCAAATTCGTAATTTGCAGTAGGATACTGTGGTTTTAGTGTAAAGAATATACTGAAATCACTATTTTCAAAATTATAGCTCTGCTTAAATTTCTGTACAGGACCTGGTGATATCACTAGAACACTTTGATTGCTAGCAGTAAAATAAGCACACGCTCCTAAATCACTGTATATTCTATCGTAAATTATGTTTTTATAGGTAGCTTTCATCGGCCAGTAACCGTCTGCGTACTCATCTGTGACTGTTGTGGCTCCTTTATTATAATATTTATAACCAAAGTCAAAATGGAATCGACCTACTTCATTCGAAGAGGATACTTGCGTTCCTCCTATTGAATTACTTACATAGAGATTACCATATATGTCATCTATCAAAGTGTAATCTCCGTTGTAGTATGTTCCTTTACGCTTTATATCTATTATTACTGAGCCTTGTTGTATTTCTTCTCCGTACTTTTTTTGTGGGAGTGATAATATATAAGCTCTATCATTTAAGGTTCTTCTTTGATAATTAACATTTGCTCCACCAAAAGTTGCCTTTGTATTTGTCTTGTAATCTCTGTAAAATAAATGATCTATAGATCTATGCACAACTCTTTCATACTTACCTTCAGCTGTTAATATCTCCTCCCCCGTTATAGGTCCATTTCCTTGATCGAAGTTAATATCAATTGGATTATTTGTTAAATAATAAGGGCGGCCAGAGTAATCAGCTTTATACAGTGTGAAATCATCAGGCTCACAAGTTAAATTCATTAGTATGTTTGAACCTATGCCATATATTTTAGTAGTTACATCTTTATCACTATATATTTTATTTATAGCTATACTTGCAGGTATGTATTTTGGATTTTTAAATGTGTTTGTATCTACATTGTACATATAAAAAACATTACCTGCTAGAATTCCTATTTCATTATTTGAATTAATAACTGCCTGAGTTGCTGTGTTTGATCCGGCGTAACTAGATCCTTGAATTGTATCATATATTACAGTAGCACCACTAACTACAACATCTGTCAAAATATCACCATTTTGTAATATTGCGTGTATTTTATCGTTTGTATCAGATAGTACCTGGGTAACTCCGGTGGCTACTAAAATTACAACATACGTTGCTAGATCTATGAAATATAATTTATTGTTTGTTAAAGCGTAGTGCCCTTGTTGATTACTATTATAAAGTAGTGTTTGTGTTCCAGTCTCTGTAGTTATTTGGATTTTATAACTAAATGTTAGATTAGGACTTGTATATGAAAATGCGATGAGATAGGAACCGTTATTTATACCACCGGTTTTGTCTTCAGCTAAGAAAAAATAATTAGAATCATCTCCCAAGTTATGTGCATCAGTACTAACCTTATTAAGCCTGATAGTTTCAATTATATCATCTTGGTTATTGTAAGATGAGTCTAATATTGCGATTCTTCCTTGATTTAATCCAGCTCCATATGCTATTACATGCACATTATCAACCGTATCATAAGCTGTGTCAGTGCCAGGATAAGCTATTTGTGTGGTATATGTGAGTGTAGTTAAATCTATCGTTCCAAACTTATTGCTTAATACTATTACTTGATTTGGATCAGTAGGATGTTTAAATATGTTAGAAACTGGGGTATCTGCGAATGCAGTTGTTCCAGATAGATTTTCTAAGTTTTCGTTGGTTGGATCTAATATTGCGTAGTTTGTAGTAGTTGCAATTACGAGGTCACCTCCATTATTAGATAGTGTTATAAGTGTTGGGTTTGTTAAGGTTCCTAAGCTAGCTGAATAGTTACAGTATGATATAGTATCACTCCACTGTTTATAAGCTCGAAACGGGGTTAGACGTACGTCTGATTTATCTAAACTTTTAAAAACTCCTGCCATATGCTTATAAATATCAAGTAAAAAGGAAACCCCCCATGTTGTTGGGGGGTCGGTCCAAGGAGACTATCCATGGAGAGGTTTTTAGTAGTCTAGTTTTACTTTAATTAAAGCCTCACGATTAAATGACTTTAATAGCGGCTTACTTAACTTAGCTACGGCAAGTAGTCTGTTATTGTTATCAAACATACCAATTGTAGTAATATACACACTTGGATTTCTAATCATAGATGCATGCCTAAAATTACCAGCTGATCCGGTTACAAATGTTGGATTATTTGAGAAATTAAATTGCTTGTTTGTTACTCGAACAAAATAATGTGTTGAAGTTACCTTTTCTTCTGTTCTAGCTGCAAACCAGTTTGAACTGCTGATGTGTTCATATAACTTTGTGTGATTTCTTGGATTCTGTGATCCAGCTAGTGCTGTTGGAGAGCTCTTATCAACCGCTATACCTAAAGAGGAACTCAGTGATGTTGCATTGAATATAAATAATCCATTATCTGGATAGAATAATCCGTATACGGTGCTAGATGCTGTGACTCCACCAGAACCACTATAGATTGCAAATACACGTCCTCCTTGATTTACAGATGGATTTTCACCAGCTCCGGAACCATCAATAAATACACTATATTCAGCTGCTGTTGCTGATCCCGATGCTAATCTCAATTCCCAGTTACCTGGATCAATTTTTTGTCTAAATCTATTTCTAGCAATATTAATTACAAAAATATCATCTGGTGTAGTGTTTCCGAACGTAAAAGCTTGATCGGTTGGTGGCAATAACTGATTTCTGTATTGAGAATATATTGCTCTGGATGGTGTATCGTTTGTATTTTGGCCGGTTGTATTTGGATCTCCTTCTGAACCACTACCCAGTCTATGGCCATACGCTATGGCAAACTGTATCTGTGCTGTAGTGCTTTGTGCTACTGGATCTCGGTGATAAACATTTACATAGTAATCACCCGATTGTGACATTTGTGTAGATGATGTAAAAAATCCAATACCAGCTGAATATCCACCGGACAATGGATTAATATTTTCTGACCATAACGGTTGTGAAACAGTTTGGATATCGCCTGTAATTACGTCGTCTGTTGTAAACGCTTTATATATATCTGCCATTTTGTAATTATAAACAAATTATTATGATGTAAATCTATTAAACTGATTAACGTCTTGATATATTCCAAGAGCGGATGTAATTTGAATTGTTTTAAATCCACCAGTTTCATTACCAATAATAGTTAGTAATGCACGCACTATTGTTCCAGCTGGTCTTTGTGCTGTTACCGGTTGTGGTACCGGTCTCACAATGAACTTTCTACCAACACGAGTTATGGTTTTGCCTGCTGTTGTTATTCCGGTAGCTTCATCATCAATAAAGTTTGTAATACTTGCATCTGCTGCGATAAGTGGTGTTGGGTTGTTTGATGATGGTGTTAATGGTCCTGAACCAACCATTGAGGTTGCACCTGGTCCCGTTGCTATTCTAGCTGTACTAATATTTAATTGCTGAGCTCCTGCAGCTGCGCCTGGTAGCGTTGTAGCAAAGCCACCTGCAGCGGGTCTTGCAACTGTACCGTCTGGTGCTACTTCAATTGTAGCTACGGTATCATCACTTATAATTGCAGTATACCCGAGTGTGCTATTTGCTCCATCGAGATTGATAGTTGTTGGAGTAACCGTTACAGCTTCACTAGATGCATTGAACGTGATTGATCCTGGTGTTACTGTGATTTGTGGGATACCAATAACATTTTTAGGTAGTGTGACTAGTTTATATCTCATCATCTGGCCTTCGTCAGGTAATGCTTCAAGAACTGGCATATTTTCTATAACAGCTCCATAGTAATTAGTGCCTAGGGTATGTGCTGGATTCCAGAGATCGTAATCGATTTCATCATCACTCAACGCAAACTTTGTAATGTTGAGTTGGCCACCTGCAGCTAGTATCTGCCGGCCTTTGTTTGTTAGAATTGCGTCTACAGTTACTGTAGCATTATTTAAGTATCCCATACTTTTTATTGTCTTTTATATAAATATGTTATGTTTTGGTTTTATTTAATTTTGAAGTTGCCTTTTCCACTTATCAAGCTATTAGCTTTTACTTCTTGTTGTGATATCTTCTTTTTAGGTACTATATCTCCCTTAACTGGTAAGTTTGGATTAACGGTTGTTACAGTTACTACCGGTCCTCCGTCGATTGTATCTGGACTATCTACGTTGAAGTCTGGAGATGTCATTTTACAACCTTCATAGCGTGAGTTAATTAAACCAGTATCTGTTTGAAGATGTAAGTCCTGTGTTTGTGCAAATGGTTCAAATATTGTGGAATCTACTGGGTAGGTTATTTTTAAGTTTCGTAAAACAAATACTGAACCGGTTGAGGTGTATCTGTTGGTTACTCTAATTGACAATTGTGGACTATCCGCAGATGCTGTTAACACAAAGGAGCCTGATGGGATACCACTCGGATCCGACTGGTCTATATAACTATTTCCCGGAAAATCTCCTAGTTGAGATAGTACTGAGCTGGTGATCTCCGTAGATCCTGTACCAAATCTTAGATATGAGCGGCCGCTGTTAGATAAATCTGGTGTTCCAATACTGTAGTACTCCCCAGTTATTGTATACTTAAAGTTAGTATTAGTTGGTGGAAATACAAAATTTTGTGTACCTAATGGTATGTATGTTGTGTACTGTATTACAGTTTTGTGGTTTAGGGTCGATCCAGATCCAGTCGGTATATAATTTTGATATAAAACATATAAGTTTTCATCTGGACTTATTCCTGGATTTGCGTCGTAAAAGCTTTGTGTTAAGGATGAAGTAAACATCCATCTAATATAGTAGCCTTCACTATTTCCACCGTATTCAGCACCTCCATATTGGGGATCTCCGTAAAATTGCTCATCAAATACCAAATCACGTACAGATGCACTATAACCTTTTCCTCTTAGTGGATTGAAACCAGTACCATAATTAACAGATTCGCTGTTAAACTTTTCTGCAAAGATGTATCCAACTTGTTGATTATTCATATATTATAAATAGTTAGATATCTCCAGAAATGAAGTCGTAATAAGCTGTTCCATCTGGTAGTATGACTACCCCTGGTGGTAAATCGTAGTTAATTAATCTTTGATATTGTGATGTTGTATTATCGTAGATTGTTGGTTGCAGTGCTTCTGAGTAGTCGTAGCGTACACTTGGTACGTAAATAAATCCTTCGGATCCACTGCGATTCCAAGTGTAAAATTCATACTGACTACCATCCACTCTACTATCACGTCCATAAGCAGTTATTGCAGTATCAATGTTATCATCTAGTCTTTCTTCGCTGTCAAGTTGCTGTTCTACTTGTTGATTATTATATTCGTATTGGTAAGCTTGTAGAGTAAATAGTGATCCAGATAATTGGGTTTCTAAATAATCGTAGCTGCCTGTTAATTCCTTTTGAGGCATATCTATTTCTGTTCCCCAAACATAATCACCTTGATCTCTTACATCCCCATCAGCATCTTGAATATTACCAGCTACAATATATACATCTGGTACATCTATTGACGATGTAAGCAATAAGTCATTGACCACTGGCTTATTTGTTGCAAACTTACTACGCTCCAGTATGCTTGGTTCTATTACTAATCCAGTCTGTAAATTTGCTCTATGTGGAGCTAGTTTTTTTATCAGTTGGAATAACGATGCATCGTAGTGTTTTATTATCCGTATGTAATTATTATATAAGTTATGAGCTGTGTATTTCTTGAAATATTCATTACTTAAATTTGCTAGATCTGGGTAATATTCTCTATATACATCCTGTGGATCTCCTATATAATCATCAATACTAATTCCGCCAAACTGTTCAGCTATGTCCTGATTTATTTCGTTTTGTGGTGATAAAAATACTCCCAATCTTGGACTATCTGGTGGTTGTGTATCTGTTAATGATCGTTGAATTGATCTATTTCTATATAGACCAGCACCAACTGTAAGTGTCGGCTCAATTCTTATTTTGTTAGATACACTTCTATTACCTCCTAGATCTGGCCATTCAAGGGAGTGGAACTCCGTTACTGGATTATAGTATGTCGACGCGCTTGGCAGAAAGTTAACAAATGATGCGGATTTTATTCTATTTGATGGGAATGTACTTATTGATTGGTTTGGATGCTTACTTAGTACGCTTTGAGTAATTGCGTGATCGTATTTAATATTATCTGAACCAAAAGTTTGTCTATAAATTAAGTTATAAAAACTTGACGTAGTTCCCGTAAAAGAGCTATCTAAATCTCCTTGATAACTTGTTGGTGCTAAGGCGTGGTTATCTAAAACACTATCATCTATAGCTTTTGCCCAATATCTTAACTCTTGTATAGATCCTGTGAAATAATCAGTAGTACCCGGATATGCTGGGATATATATTTGTGGAGGTCGAATATAGTTTTGATTATAAGAGGAGCTTGTTGCACCTTCAACGAATATACTTGCAGTTGCTGTCTGAACTACTTTCTGGTAATTTGTTTTTTTTACAACCAGCTTATAGGTTTGATCTGTTGATATATTATCATCTTCCACTGACCGCATAATCGTCGCAGAGTGATAATTACCATCAAATACAGAACATGATACGGATGCTGTTGCAACAGCGGCAGTTCCGTATAAGAAAAAGCCTATGTAATCACCAGATCCAGACGGAAAAGCTCGAAGCTGCCAACTAGCTTGAGATTCCATTATTGTCTGTGCTCTTCTGTCTCCTTTTGGAATTTTAAATCTAAGTTGTATAGCGTCAGGTAGACGGTTTGTTTCGATTGTACTACGCCACGGAGCTAGAATTCTAGAAAAATCAGATCCACTAGTTTGTCCAACTGATAAGTCATAGAAAAATCTCTCGTACTTTAAGTCGGTTTTAGTGGTAAACTCTGGTTCTGGACCACCATATTCACGTATTCTCAGTATTGTTGCCGGTAATCCGTAGCAGTTAATTAGTGCTCGAATACTTCTTTCCGTACCCTTTGTTTTTAACAAGTATGGTAAGTTCGCTATAACTCGCTTCCAAGTTTCTTTTACTCGATCTTCCGAGGACACTTTAAAGGTACTTTTATAACTACCAGTAGAATCTACGCCAATTGCATACTCCCACAAATCCTCTATACTTGCTCCATTTTCAAAATCTATTCCTAAATTCTGTGAAACTGCATATATTAGATCTTTACTAAAACCTTCAAGGAGTGATTCGTTTCGATCGTATAATTTTACATATTGTTTTATATATGCATATATTAGATCGTAGTAATGTCCAATCATATTCACAAACAGAGTATATGAGTCGTTTGTGTTATCTAATTGTATGTGTTCTGGAGTTAATTTTTGTAGGCTATTTGCATTGTTGTAATCATATATGCTTGCTGAAGATAGTATTCCTTCAAACCACTCCTCTACTTGAGATGAAGTGCTATGATATAAAATATATGGTTTTTCACTTGTTTGTTTTGGCCATGTAGATGGATAAAATTCTCCGAAAGACGAACTCTCATATGAGTGTGATGAGTAATATAGATACTTTTCATACCCATCAAAACCACCTAATAGTATGGTTTTTTTATTCTTGGCATCAGCTACATTACTTAGATAGTAAAAAGATCCAGATGAATCACTATTTGATAATCCTGATAGATCTGTTGATAGTTGAGCAATACGCGCATTATATGATTCGAGAAGTTCAACTTTATATTTAAAATTTAATAATCTTTCGGTAGCTGAACCAAAAAACACAAAGTTATCAAAGTTTCTATAATCTATATTAAGTGGAACTCCCTCAATCAACGATCCACTCAAAACAGAACTAACAATGCTTTGTATATTAGCCGATGATGTTGTTATTAAGTCATTCCAGTTTTTAAAAGACGTTTGTTGATTTGTTCTCTGTTTGATTAATACCTCAAAATTAGGACCTGCAATTCGAGTATTTCTTCTTGCTAGTTTTGGTGGTATAATAGTAACAACATCTTGTATTGCGGTAGAAACTTCTTGACTTAACCACACTAAATCGCCAATTGTAATATCATTTGGTAGTGGTGTTGTTAATTTGAATATGATACTATGTGGGGAATCTATTATTGTTATCTTATCCTGTATGTAATCGAAGACACCAATCCTATTAGTTGCATCAGTATAGATGTAGAGGTTTGGTAAAACTATTAATTTTTGATGTTGGAAAAATCCACTACCAAAAAAATTAACAAATTCTACATTGGATATATTATTAGATAAAAATGGAGTTACCCTAATTTCTAATCTATCATTACTTATCTCTTGTATTGAGAGCTTGTGAGTATCACTTGATCCTAAATAATTTCTTAAAAATCGATAGGTTATATTATACTTACCTGATATGTATCCCGCTTCTACTAGATCCTTTTCTGGGTCTACTGCAACTTCTGTTCCTTTTATGTTTGTAACTGTACCACGGGCTATTGACTCTAAGTAAATTGAGTTTAAATTAGCTATATCGACTTGTACACAATCGCTTGGATAGCTTGTCATGCTTTGGCGATGTGTTCCAAATAACGGAACAGATACATTATTTAGACTTGTGTTGAGTGATCTTACTGTTGGTGGTATATTGACTGGTTGTGCCACTACTTTTTACATATAAATATCAACCTATTTTATTTGCAGTTAATTCTTTGTTGATTGCTGTACTTGTTGTGCTTCTATTTGACTTGCGTCTCGCTGTATAGCGTTTGCTATCTCTTCCTCATTCAATTGTAGTGATGATAGTGGTAATATATTATCCACAGTAGTTACGTTATATCTTAGTTGTTTTGATGAGTTATATACATCATCCTCTAATCTAACTCGTTCAGTATACCATATATTTTCATTTGGTATGTGGTATGAATTATAGCGTGGATTAATTGTTACATCACCAGGATATAAAACATATTTCATCGAAGTGATTGCACAGCGTGGTGGACCATATTTAAAATATACATCCTTATCTTCGTTTGTATTTCCAAACAAATCAACGTATAATTCTTCTTTATCCCAATTTTTTGTTTCAGGTGTAAGATCAGATACCATTTCTGACGTGTTTTTAAATTCGAATGTTATTTGCACTTTTCGTGTACCTACTGGTATAGATTCAGTATGTTGTATAGCAAAGAATGCAGCTGCACCAGGATCTGGTCTAAGTGGATACTGTCCTGTGAGTCCAGGTCTTTTACTAAGATTAACGTTAATCCATTTTAGATTCTCATCTGTGAAATTAGAAATCGCATCAACTGTACTGTATGTTTGATCGTAGATTTTTATTGGATTAGTATATCTGTTTGATTGCTCAATTCTTCGTTTTCCAGATTCTGCGTATTCAAGAAATTTTCCAAAGATTAAAAAGTATTGATCCACTGCTCTTTGTTCCCAATCATCAATACTATCTTTATAAGCGCTTCCATTATCATTATTGTTTTTATAATTATCAACCCATGTATTATATTCTGCTAATCGAAGTCGTTGATTTGCTAGATATGCGAAACTCCTACTACTACCCGCATCTTCATTAGCTATATCTTCATTAGCTAAATCTTCATCAAGTATATATACGTATGTTTTTAGAAACTCAACTATTACTGGATAAAATACATTATAAAATACATTATCATCTAAATATGTTGATTGTGGAAGTCCTGATAATTCTTGTTCTGCGTTATTAGCTGCTAGCGATAATTCGCTCAACGCGTTAGTGACTCTATTTAGAACTGCTAATAATATGGCACGTAGTGGTAGTGGTAGTATATATGCAATGACTGAAATTCCTGCTAGAATTATGTTGATTTCAGTCTCTATTTTTGAAAAATCTATAAACGGGTATACGAGGGTATTTGAATCTAAGGTTTTTATCAGGCTTATAATTTGATTATAAAATATCTCTGGATTTGCAACTGTGCTGACGGCATTTGATAATGCTTTAAGAGAAACACGTACCCCCTGCAAATCGGCTTCTTCTTTCCATGCATTTAATAATTCTTCTGTTTTTGCTAGATCAAACTCATAATAAACAGTAATATCCTTATATGATATTCCGTTGCGGATTGGCGTTTCAATAAATTTTGGTATATAAAACTTTTCCTTTACGGCGAATATATCTTCTGCAGTTGGTCCGGCTACTGGATATTGTCCTATTACTTGATCGTTTTCATCTAAATAGGATATTTGTACATTTGTTATATCCTCCGCTAATGGTATCAATTCAATTGGTTTTGTTTCATCTACACCACCTTCCGGATAAAACTCTGATGCTGGTCCTCTTGTGTTAAAATCATCTCCAATATCCTCATATACTCTCTTGTCTAAAATAAACCAGTTAGTTTCTGTCGATGATGTTGGTACTGTTGATATATTGAGAAGGCCCACCGTTTTTCCCTTAAACGGAACTCTAAATTTATATCTTGTTAATCCAATACCTATATAAGCGAAAAACTGAGCGTATAGCTCGTTTATTCCAAAAACATTACCATCTATAACATCAGCTACCTCTGTCAAATCTATAATTTGTGAAGCTTTGATTGTGTCTTGTTGTCTGTCTGTAAATTTATTAAATTTTACAGGATCTCTTGTAAAATATGCGTTGGATTTTTCTAATTCTTGGGATAGTGTTGGGGTATTTATTCCTGTGTTTGTATTAAAGGTATCAATCCAACTAGGATCTGGAAAAAATGTTCCTAATCTGCTACTCTCTTTTGCTTCATTTGGTATAAGAGCAGCTGGGAATGATCGAGACCACCTAAATCCCGGATCGTCAACATTATCATTATTTGTTATGCGAGTATATACTCCTGGTAGATTATTCCAGTTAGAACCTTTTGCAAAATGAAATAGCTGTTGCCTATAACTATCATTTAATGGTTCATCTAACTTAACATTAAAACTACCAAAGTTGTTACTTTCTACAAAACCACCTTGAAAATAACCTTCAGTTCTTATTGATGTGTCAGCATTCCAACCATCTAAACCCTCATCACCATTACCATTAAGTAGTAAATTTTTATAGAGAAATGGATGTTCTTCTACTTTGAATATGTTGATTATTAAATCTCCCGAAGTTGTTGTGCCATATTGATTTGAAATTTCAACGGTATATACTCCCGATAATTCTTTTCTCGATTCACTGGCCGGTACACTTAATCCTCGAATACCTCTGTTGTTATTGAGTTTATTTATTTCATATAGTGGACTACCATCTCTTTTCCAAACATACTTTAAGTTACTATCGTCATTTGGATTTTGCAAATTTGACGGATCAATAGCTATGACAGTCATACCAAATTGAGTGCCTTCAACCATTTGAACTCTGTTAGTTGTTGGTATAAACGGTTTTGGTTGATCCGGAGCTTCGAGCCATGTGGTTTGATAAAAACCTCTTGTTGGTTGTGCAGATATGATAGGAGGTACTTGGTTTACTGGTAGTAGTTGGTAATCCGTACTTCTATTAGCTTTATCGGTTTCACTAGGTTGTAATCTGAATACTCTTTGCATAACCTACTTCTATATTGTTGGATTTGGTAATGTGGTAAAAGTTGAAAATAAAGAACTGCGTCTTCCAGTAACTTGTATACTTTGCCTAATCACTGTATTATCTAAAATTGGCATAATATTAAAATTAATACCCGTTACCAATCCTCGAGATATGCCATTCTTTGGTATATAGTTAGATACTGGTTTATTCGCATTTCTAGGTGTTTGTGATTGTTCATAGCCTATAAATTCACCATCATTAACTAATTGTCCTGTATTAGGATTATATGCATATGGCTTCTGCCAGCTTATTATATCATATATCTCATCTGTATCTTCTGTGTAAGATGGATCTTCCTCAACTAATCTAATATCATTTATACTGAAATTTAATCTAATTCTAACTTTGGTGGTGTTATAGTTTAATTGATTGATTGTAACTTTATTGTGTTGAATGAATTGTCCGAGTGTGTATTTATTGTCATTATTGTTATCGTATACCCTATTTATAACCGCGTTTAGATTTTGCAATCTACCACCACCACTTACATTATTTTTTGCCACAGTCCACGGATCAAGAAAACTAATTCTAGGTACTTTTTGTATTCTATTTGTTGATTCGTCAAGTATAATACTTGGTAATTGTGTTTCCTTATCATACTCCTCCAATAATACCTCAACGGTCTCATTTATTTCGGGTAATCCCGCAAGTTGCATGTTTGCAAAACTAAGTCTCGGTTCTTCAAATATATAATTACGTCTAGGACGTCTGAGTTTTGGTGTTCTAAAAGGTGCGGTATGTAAAAATCTTGAAACTGCATTTCCTATATAACAACTAAATACGGCTTTAGCACCTGTTACACCATAAATACTACCTTGTATATATTCTTGCACCTCTGTTAAATCTATATCTTGGTATGCTGATACAGTTAAGACTTCGCCGTTAATATAGTAATTAATCTTTGTTCTGGTGAAGTAACTTCCATTAGTTACTAGCCAATATGGATCATAGTTGAGTAAGTCTCCATAAGTGTCATATAAATCTAAAGGATTTGGATTGAGCATGTCTGCTATATATGCAAATTCATCAGCTTTTTCTACTCTCTTTAAATCATCTGATGTACTATTACTGAAGCCTCTAACTTGTATACTACCTATGGAATCAATCCAGCCTTCACGATTATTAATTCCTATGGGATTTGTTACATGATTTAATTTAAAAAAGGGATTATTTTGTACATCAATTACTTCTAATTCAACATCTTCCGAGCTTGTTGTACCAATGTCATTATTAACATCACAAGTATAAGTACCACTATATGTTGTATCTGGATTAATTATGATTAATGCATTTTCAATTACGATATATCCGGGTTGATCATTTTGACGATTTTCTGTAGCGTTTATAGCTATGTTGTCTTTTCTCCAAATATATGTTAGTTTTTCTGTTGATGGTATTATCTCAGGTACACCATTTTCTACATTTAGTGTATCTGGTTGTTGTGCTTGTATTCTGAGTGTTATTGTTTTACCGACCGCGATGCGTATTGTTTGATCGGCGTTTAAATACATTAATCTGGTACCAGGTTCTGCTGCCTGTATAGATCTTACTTGTGGGATGCTGGCTTCATATATACCGGCTGTTATGATTGGTGGTTCATTTAAGCGAGATGGATATAGATTATAGGTCGTTTCATTCTCATTCAATGTTGAGATTGCAAGACTTGTTAATGGTGAGTTTATCTTCGTGCTCTTTCCATCTCCCAAATTAATAATAACACTTCCATCTATACCTCTCATTGTTGTTTAACTACCTTAAAAATCCAATCATTGTCAAAAATCTCTTCATATCCAACTGCAGAATTAACAACTTTAATAATTATTTTATAGTATTGTTCTGGTTGTAATCCGTCTAAATAATATTTAAAGTAGTTTCCTTCATCGTCGGCTGATATTTTTGTGAATCCAGTATCAAATGGAACAACCACATCTCTCGTATCTGCTTTAATAATACTATATTGTGATTCTGATGGTATCAGGTAATTATTTAGGAAGAGGGAGGATGTTTGAAATGATATTTGTGGGAATCTAGGCCTAGCATTAACTCTAAAAACAACTCTACTTTTTTCATTGTAGGTGTCTTTAATGTTTGATATATTTACGTAGTTTTCGTCGTTAATATTAATATTTGTATAGCTAGCTGTGTGTTGGTAATCATTAAATCTTGCTTCGAGTCTAGGTATCCATATTGTATGACTATCTCTACTAAAAAATTTAAGACTCTTGAACGTGTTGCTGCTCTGCTCGGCTGTATCTGTCTTTTTTATAATGAATCCCTCATTTGGTATTGTTGATGATAGCCAGCTTTTTACGATGTTAGTAACATCTATTTCGGCGTCTGATGTAGCGTAGTTGTAAGATTGTGATCCAGCAGATCCCGTATACCAATTTCCCCCTCCTGGAGTTATTGCGTAGGATCCTGTTGTTCCTATAGCATAAGATGATGTTGCCCATCTTAGTCCGGTAGATGATACGGTATTTCTATAGCGCCAAGTTGTACCATCTGTTGTTTCTGGTGTATTTGCATATCTACCAGTACCCATATTCCAACTACCACTAACAGCATAGCACTCAATTGTATATTCAACCGGTATCTCTTCTGGTTCAGTTGCATATAATTTTAAGTAATATTTTGCGTCGGATGCCGATGTTATTAGACCAGAGCTGCTGTATTGTGCAAGTGTTGTTAAGTCAAACTTAATTAAAGCTCTTGAATTAAAGTGTGTAGTACCTTCTGATATCTTACTTATATCAAGAATAGCGTCAAGTCCCGTATTTTTGTTTACGTACTTTTCGTATATTGTTGCGTCTTTTTGTGGGTAAAAGCTAATTATCATATTAGAATGTTGCTATTCTGCCTTTTATATCTACATTTGGGTATTTTACTTCAAAGATACATGGATCTAAGCTTGGATAAACTATACCATTACGAATTGCTCCTACAATATCATAGGAAACATCACTATAGCCACTATAGGAATCATTTTTGTTATTTATAGCAACTTTTGTGACTGTTTGTACGCCATCAACTTTTAACAATTCATTATAAATCTCATTAATATTTATTGGCTGATTTATTTGCCACTTATCTATATCAAAGTAGCTCTTCATCGCATCAATAGATCTGAGTAAAACCTCATTAGCATTGTATGATGGTAATGTAATTATATCAAAATCAACACCAATATTGACTATATAGGCATCTCGCAAGTTAATGCTGTCTGTGAGCATTCTATATGTGTCGAGATATACTTTTAAGTTCTCTTTTACAGCTCTATTAACAACCGTTAGATTTTTATTATTATCATAGCCTAAAATAAACATATTCATAGCTAGTGGATTAGCTACTGTATCGTTCAATTCTGTTGTACCTATGTTGTTTTGCTCATCTGGCGTTATAAAAACCTTAGCTACACTTCCATATGCTGGAGGCATCGCATATGCTCTCACTATATAATCTTCCCGTGTTACAGCTCTATTTTGCGATGTAAATTGTGCTAATGTATTTTGTCTTATTTCATCTATAGATTCGCCACTTTTACCACCACTAGCTGCGACTGAATTATTAACTGCTAGCGAGTTTATGATTTGTTGATTTAATATTGGTGTATTATTTGGTAAATTATTTGTTTGTATATTTACATTTGTAACTTCTGTGATTGTTGCCGATGGCACGTTAGATGCTATTCCACCACCAACTAAATAAGTTATGGTAAGAGTTGTATTACTTGGCGCTATACCATAAGATCTGGTGAATAGTGGGCTAGCTGGATCAATGGCAGCGTCTAAATCATCTTTGCCTGTTGGTAAAGATAGTCCTAAATTTTCCGGTGTTGCTAGTAGCTCCTCATCTGGAGTTGATGATACTCCGGAACCAAACTGGATTTCGATTCCATTCTCCTTAATTCGAGTTATAAATCTACGATATACCTTTTTAAGTTTTAATAGATATGGAACTTCATTTGAATAAACAGCAGCATCAGGGTCATTGAGTTGTGTGTTTGTAACCTTTTCAAATATAGTATCTTGAGCTAGATAAGGCACTTCATACCAAATATTACCATCAGAATCTATAACACTCTCAATTCCAACTAAATTATCTGCTGACACAAGTATTTTTTTAAATTTCTCAGCTGTACCTATGTCCACAGTTATTGTTTCTTGTATTGCACTTATTGCTCTAACTGTCTTTTTAGCTAGATAGTAATTTGGTGCTCCTGTTGTTTGATCAACACTATATACGTTTATTTCTGTAGGTGATAGATATGTACTAGTTGTAAAATCTACAATATCTGGAACTGTAAACTCTACTTGACCTACGGTTGATCTTGCTCGCATCCCAGCGTCTATTATTAAGCCGTAAGTTGTATCTGCTGTCACATTTGTCCCAGTGCCAGTTGCTGGTAAAAGTTGGTATATATCAATGTCTACTATCGATGGAATTGAGAGCTTTGGTTTATATCCAAACGCACTTGCTATGTCTAGTAAATTTCTACGTTCCTGTGCATGTAATATTAGATTCTCTTTGAATTGACTATCAATATAATAATTTAATACATCACCCACATAAGCAGCCATCTCAATAAACATCATTCCTGGTGATGTTTCGTTGAAATCGTTATACGTTGTTGGATAATAAACTTTTGCAAATTCAATTAAGCCCTGTTTAAACTGGTCAAAATCGCGACCTAGGTATTTTATATCTTTAGTAGGCATCTTAATTTGTATCTATCTGTAGTGATATGCTTCTTGTATTAAATTGATCTCCTTGCAAACTAATTGTCAGTTTAACAAAGACTTTATTTTCATCTTGTGATGGTGTTATTGTCAACTCATTAATAAATATATACGGAAGCCAAAACTCAAATTGAGATCTTATCTTAGTATCAATGTCTGTAGTTAACATATCGTCATTAAACTCAAAAATTGACTTTCTGAGATCACAACCTAGATTAGGTTGCATTATGCGTTCACCTCTATTTGTGAAAAGTAAATTTTTAGCATTTGCTAGTGCTGCATCTACTGTAAGGTATGTTTGTGCAAACGTAGATCCATTAGATCCTATAATTGGTAAATCAATACCAATTGCAGTATCTAGTTCCAGATCAATAGGATCGACTCTAATTTCTTGTGCCATTATCCCCTACTATTGTTAGCTATTTCGTCAGCTCTCTTTAATAAAGAACTGTAATCTTTAATTAATGTCATAGTTTGTGCACTAGACGCTGGTAATTCTGGATTATAAGTTTCTTGGATGGTTGGTCCTACTTGATCGTCCCCAAATCCACCCATATTAGCTCTTGTATCTGCAAAAATATCATCCATAGTCACTAGTGGGTAGTCTCTTTGATATTGCATCCTGTTAATTGTCTTTTGTTTAGGTTTAGCTTGTTCGCGTACGCTTGGTTTGGTTGTTGCAATTTCCTCATTTAGAACTTTTCGTAGCTCCTCTCCCACTACAGATCTAATCTCTTCGCGAATTACCTTTCTTAGTATTTGTACAAATTCTTGTGCTTTCATAATTATAAATATCAGTTATATCCGATGAACGGTATTGGAGTTATGCCTGCTCCTGGATTTGAGTATGTTCCTGTTAGTGCTTTTAATTGTGTTTCGAACCCTCGAGCAATTTCTGCAATCATTGCACTAGCACCACCTGCTACTTGAGCTTTAATAGGTTTAAATGGTCCTATGGTTGCAACAGTAAATACAGTGCCGGTCGGACCAATCCAAGTAGCACCAGACCATAATGCTCGTGTTGCTAGACTGAAGGTTAATCCCATTAAACCAGCTTTAACATTCACAGCTTTTTCTTTTAGCTTATCTAAACCTTGTTTGTTATCTGCTATTATTTTTTCTTTTTTCGTTCGAATAATGTCACGAATCTCTTGTTGTGCATCATCAATAAACTTATTAACGTATGTCACAACACTACTTTTAGTTGAATCTAGTGTATTAAACAAAAACATTACAACTGATTTTGTTCCTTGTATTTCAGGTACTATGTAAAACTTAAAGTACTCACCAACTTTTGTTTTTGATTGGGCTATTCGGTTAGCTAGCTGCAATGCTCTCTGTGTATATCTTTGTTCTATTGTTGCAATGCTTCTAATTAAGTCAATGTCTTGATTAATTGAGTATGTTAGTTTGTTTGCAAGGTCGAGGATATCTTTTGGATTTGTTATTGTTCCGTTTAAGACCTCACCAAGTGTTTGTATTATTGTAAATTTGCGATTATCGGTTATGTTATCTAGTACTTGAGTCTTCCAATTCGCAAAAAAGTTTGGATCAGATTTAATTTCTTCAACTATTGATAATATGGCTAATATTAAATTTTCTACTATTGCTAAATCTTCGAGCTTATTATTAAATTTTTTCTTTTTTTGAAGTATGGCTTGTATTTGATTTGGATTTTTTGCTATTGATTTAAAATCAAAATAACCATCAGCTATGCGTGTGATTGCTTGTCTATTTTTAGAATAAAAATATTGTCCTTCTGAGAGGTTTTGGGTTAATTGTACTGCTCCCTGAGCAACTAGTTTCCCGCATCGTATATACTCTTTAACTCTTTTTAATTTCTTCTTTTTATCCTCGATAAGGCGCTTTTTTTCTTCTAACTCTAGTTTTTTTGTAGTTTTATCCTCTTTATCACTTTTGACTGGAATTAAGTTTATTCCAAATTCAGTGAGATCTTGTTTTGAACTATCTAACTTTTCTTCAACACTTTTTTTAACTTCGTTTGTTTTTCTTTTAATTATTTCGTCTAGGTTTGTTACTTGTGGCCTAAAGTTGTATTTATAGAAATTATAGAACTCAATAAAGGATGTTTCTTTTTTTGTCTCTGTGATTTTTTTTTGTCTTCGATCGCTTCGAGCATCTCTTATTTCATCTAATAGTGATGGTATATCTTTATTAACTATGGTTATAAGTTGGTTGTAGTATTGTGCTACTAGTGCTGATTTGCTCGATAGTAACTCTATAACTTGCTGTGCGTTTACTTTATTTTCAACAACTAGTTGCGTGAGTATATTTGATATATCACTTAGACCACTTTGATTAGCAAACTGCTCTATTAATTGTTTATTTGCATCAGTTGCATCCTCTGAAATTGTCTGTACTCTATCTTTAATATTTTGTATTTCTTGATCTACTCCAAGTACAATCGACGATGCTTTATTTACAATATTAATAGCTGATCGGCCTATGTT